GAAAATAAAAAATAAAAAAGAAGTAGAAAATCCATTTTTGAAAGGGTGAAAAATATGGAAAAATTAAAATTTAGAGTATGGGATGAAAATGATAAAAAGTTGTTATATTTCAATGGCATTTTTAATGTGCATCCATATACAGAATATTCTGCACAATATGAAAGTATTAAAAAATACCATGAAATAAAAATCTCACAATTTATTTGCCAATATGATAAAAATAATAGAGAAATATATGAAGATGATATTATTAGAGAATGCGTTGTTGATGAAGTAATATGGGATGGTGATGGTATTGTTGAAGAATGTCCTATTGGTATAGTTTATTGGAATGAAGTAGGAGTATATTATAATATAAGACAGATAAAGAAGGGTAGAGTTAGATTGGATAAAACATCTCATATGAGAAAACACTATCCTGATGGTTATTGTTCGTTGAATTTATCAAGATATGATGGTCAATTTTTATGGTGGAGTAGAACGCTTAACATTGAAGTTATTGGGAATGGACTTGAAAATCCCGAATTATTAGAGGAAGCATGGAAAAATTAAAGGTAGTGTCACTTATACCAGCACGAGGCAATTCAAAGTCTATACTAAAGAAGAATTTATATCCTCTTAATGGAATTCCTTTAATTGATTTTACACTTAAAGCATCAACTATGTCAATAGTAGATGAAACATGGGTTAGTACTGATGATATTGAAATTGCCGAACATTGTGAAAATTTTGAATATTTTGATGCTCCTGTAAATGTTTTGATGAGACCAGATTATTTAGCAACGGATGATGCGACAACAGAAAGTGTTATGAAACATTTTACGGAAAATGTTGAGTATGATATAATTGTTCTGATACAGGCAACATCACCAATGATAACACATAGAGATATCAATAATGGATTAGAGATACTTCTCGTTTATAACTATGATAGTGTATTTTCTGTCGCAGAAGCATCTGATATGTTGATTTGGGATAAGGAAACAAAAAAACCACTCAATTATGATCCATTTGATAGAGGAAACAGACAAAGTAGAAATAATAACATAGTAATTGAAACAGGCGGATTTTATATAACACACAGAAGACAATTTATAGAAACGGAATGTAGAATGTCGGGTTCGATTGGATTTGTGAAAATTCCATTTTGGAAAATGTTTGAAGTTGATGATATTGAAGATGCTAAAATGATAGAAAAACTTATGAAATAAAATACTTGACATTTTATATATTTTATAGTACAATTACTTATACATGAAATTTTACAAATGTTTTTATAAATACCTATGATACCAAATTCATGAGAATCAATTATGAAGATAAAATTAGGAATATATCATGAAATGTTTTCTAAAATAGATAAACCGGGAGTTTATCTTATCATAAATACTAAAAACAATAAATATTATGTAGGTAGTTCAGTAAATATATCAAAAAGATGGATAAATCACCAAAGATGTTTGAAATTAGGAATACATAAAAATCCTATATTACAAAATTCATATAATAAATATGGTTCGGATTCTTTTGTTTTTATTATATTACAAAAAACTAACTGTATTAAAAGTGAAATACTATCATATGAACAATTTTGGTTAGATATGTTATTTGATATATGTCCAGAATGTCTTTACAATATATGTAAATCAGCAACATCTACTTTAGGTCGTACATTATCAAAAGAAACTAAAGAGAAAATAAGTAAATCTCATAAAGGTAAAAAACTTTCTTATGAAACCAGAAAAAAGATGTGTGAAAGTCATAAAGGTAATAATAATGGAATGTATGGAAAAAAACATACAGAAGAAACTAAAATAATTCAATCACAACATAAAAGGGGAATGTATAATGGTGATAACAATCCTTTTTATGGGAAAAAACATACTGATAAAACAAAGAAAATAATCGGGAATAAAAATAGAGGTAAGATAAGTAGTAGAAGACTATTGAATATTGAGCAGGTATTAGAAATAAAAAAAATTATCCAGCAAAAACCTCATAATATTATGTGGAAAGATTATTATTGTGAAATAGGAAAACAATATAATGTTAGTTCAAATTATATTCATAAAATAAAGAAAGGACAGAAATATGGTAACGAGTATTGAAAATAACATAAAAATAATCAGAACTAATAGTTACGAAATCAAATTTAATATGCTAACTGGTGTAGAAATAACACAGGGTATTAATGGATATAATGATCCTCGTGTATTAGAAATGTGTTCACTCATAGATATTGGTGTAATGGGACATTGTAATAATAGATGTAATTTTTGCTATCAGGGAGATATACAGCAACCAAATATGAAACTTCAAGATTATAAAAAAATAATTTTAGAATCAAAAAATTCTGTTATGCAAGTGGCATTAGGTGGTAGAGGAAATCCTGATGAACATGAAAATTTTTATGAATTATTAGCATTTGCAAGACAGAATAATATTATTCCTAATTATACAACAGCTGGTAATACTATGACTAAAGAAAAAGCTGAATTGTCAAAAATGACCGGAGCAACCGCTGTAAGTGATTATAATGAAAATTTTACATATAATGCCATAAATCTTCTTATGGCTGCCGGTGTAAAAACTAATATTCATACTATTGTTTCAAAACAGTCAATGGATCGTATATTGAAAATATTAGATGGTGAAGATGTTTGGGGTGGTAGAGTAGATATTTCTAAATTAAATGCTGTTATTTTTCTTTTATTCAAACCACAAGGAAGAGGAAAGCAGTATCCAGAATGGGCACCAACTAATGAGCAGATAAAAGATTTCATCAAACTTATGAGAAATCCAAAATGTGAGTTCAAAATAGGACTTGATTCTTGCATGGTGTGCCGTATTTCACAATTAGATAATCTTTCAGAACAAGAAAAAATGTTTATTGACACTTGTGAAGCATCAAGAATGAGTATGTATATTACACCAAATATGATTGCTAAACCATGTTCATTTGGAGATGATTCATATGGTATTAATTTAAAAAATATTTCTATAGAATATGCATGGAATTCATTAAATTTTAATATTATAAGAAGTAAGTTATTATTTAATCCTACTAAATGCCCATTTGGATTATAAGAAAGGAATATATTATGATGTGCAATTTATGTCGAAAAATATTAAAAAAAGGAACAAAATATATTATAAATAATGAAATGAAAATTTGTGAATTATGTATTAAAATATGCGTAAAAATTATAAATGATCCAAAAGAAAGTAATAAAAAAATAACATATCTTAATGAATATCGTGAACGGATTGGAATATGATAAAAGATGTTTGTTTTATATTAACATCATTGATAACAGTTTTATCTATTGGTATTATTTCAGTGAAATTAGAAATTTCTTTTGATGTGGGATTTTTCTTAACTATACTTGCTTGGTTATGGTTGCATTATAATTGGGAATATATATATTATGGGATATTTGGAGGAAAATAATGAAAATAAAATGTGATTTTGTAACAAACAGTTCAAGTGCATCATTTATTATGTATTTCAGAACAAATGATGATACGGTAGAAGAATTCGTTACCAGAATTGAAAAGCTCTTATCAGATATATCATACCATAGAAATTTTTCTAATGCAAGAATAGAAAGGGTAACTGAAGGAATATATAGAATGATAGATTGGACTTCAATGTATAATTATAATGATGATATGCCTAATTATATGAAGTCTATTTTGGTTGAATATCATTTGAATAGATCAAATATTTTTAAAAATGGTATAAAAGAAATAATCTTTGAAATATCAGATGATTACTAAAAGGAATACAATATGACATTAGGTGAATTTAGAGAAAAAACTAAACATTATCCAGATGATACAGATATACAAGTCAATGGAAGTTGTTTTATCCATGTACTGTTTGAAGAATTTGTTTATTTTAAATGCCCTCCAACTACTTTTTTTGTGGAAGTACCTGGTAGATCTAATGCAACAAGGAAATTAAAAATAGAATCACTCAAATAAGGAGAGAATAATGAAAATTGTTATAGATGAAAGACCGTCATCAAATAATAATCCTAAGCCGTTTTTTGCTATACGTTTATATCCAGAAACGAATGAAGAAATGGGTAAGATGGAATGGGGATTATCTGTTATGAGTGATCCCTATCGTGTAGATAGAATATGTAATGGTAAAGGAGATACTACTTTTCATTATGCTATATTATTTAAAGAAATTATATGGAAATAAAAATAAAAAATAATATTTAAAAATAATCTTTACTTTTGGTCATTATCGTATAAATAAAAGAGAATATACAATATATTCTCTTTTATTTTGTACAGTACAATTTTGTACATATTCTGTCCTCCGGACAACTGGTATATTATATCATATATTCGGAAATTGTAAATTAAAAATATTTGGATGAATAATATGGAAAGACAAGTATGGTGGAATGGAAATTTTGTTCCAGAAAGTAATGCAAAAGTATCTATATATGATAGTGCTATGATGTTTGGTGATATAATATTTACTATGATGCGAACATTTAATGGTAAAGTATTTCAGTTAGATAGACATATGGATAGATTATTTAATAATTTAAAATATATGTATCTTGATATACCATATACTAAAAATCAAATAAAAGATGCTGTATATCAAACAATAGAAGTTAATAAACCTACAATGCAAGATGATGATGAACACAGAATATTAATAGATATTACAAGAGGTTTATTATCAATATATCAAGATGTAGTAGGAGTAGAAAAAGGAATAAATGTAATTATCGCAGATTTTCCTTTACGATGGACTACAAAAGGAATGAGTAAATATTATCAAGAAGGAATAAATGCTATTATACCATCACAAAGAACTATTCCTGCTAATCTATTAGAACCAAAAGTTAAAAATAGAAATCGTATACATTATCTTATGGCAAATATTGAAATATCACAACATAAAGGTAATAATAATTGGGCATTATTATTAGATAATGATGGTTATATAACAGAAGGAACAGGTGCTAATTTCTTTATAGTTACTAAAGAAAATGAGGTTGTAACACCAGAACCCAGAAATGTTCTTAGAGGAATTAGTAGAAATTATGTTATGGAAATATGTAGAAAACATGATATTAAATGTTATGAAAGAAATATTGAATTATATGATGTAGTTACCGCACAAGAAGCATTTTTTACAGGAACGCCATTTTGTTTACTACCTGTTGTTTCCATAAACGGCTTGCAGATCGGAGAAGGTATTCCATTAAAAAAAGATGGTATAACTAATAAAATATTAACATTTTGGAATTCTTATGTTGGTTTAAATATTAAAAATCAGATAGAATCTTGGGATAACGAACTAAATACTATTGGAAACTTTGTTTCGCCATATACATTTAATAAGGATAATTAATGAATTTTAATGAACAACCTATTGATATAGCAGTAACTTGCTATAATACGGGAAAATATATAGAAGAATGTATAGAAAGTATTATTTATCAAACTTATAAAAATTGGAATTTGATTATTGTTGATGATCATTCAAAAGATCAAACACTAAATATTATTAAATCAACAATTAAAAAATTTAAAATTTCTAAAAAATGTAAGTTATTTACATTAAATGAAAATTGCGGATATGGGATGTCACTAAAAACTGCTATTGAAAAGGGTTCTAGTGACATTATTTTTATTGTAGATTCTGATGATATATTAGCAGAAAATATGGCATTTGAAAAAATGGTTAATGCTCATAAAAAATTCCCAAATGCTTCTTTAATATATAGTAATTATTATGAATGTACAAATACTACGAATAAAAAATCTTTAATAAAATGTAGAGAACCACGATATGGTGAAACATATTTAGGAAAATTTTCAGGATATACATATTTGGGCTCGCATCTTACAATAAGTCATTTGAAATCTTTTAAACGTAAATATTATAATATGACAGAAGGATTAAATCCGATGTTAAAGAAAGCAGTTGATAAGGATTTGATTTTAAAATTAGAAGAAGTTGGAGAATTAAAATATATTAACGAAGATTTATATATTCATAGAAAACATAATGATAGTATATCATCAAAATTTAAAAGTTTAAGGTTTATAGATCAATTAAGAATTTTAGAAATGAAAACTTCTATGTATCTCAAAGCTAGAGATCGTAGAAGAAATAAGGTAAAAAATGAAGATATTATTGGATAATGCTCTCGGACATATAGCAATTACAAGGATGCTACCATATTGGAAAAAGAACCATCATAATATAACAACAAATGCTAATGATAAGCCAAATATTCAATTATCTTTTGTAAGATTTGGTATTCATACTAATTTACCAAAAATTCTTCGCTTAGATGGTATTTATTATGATTCTGCTACCGATTACAATAATAGGAATTTAGCAATAAGTAATGGTCATCAGATTGCCGATGGTATAATATATCAAAGCATACATTCCTCTATGATGTGTGGAAAATATTTAGGAAAGAAAAAGAATTTAGTAAGTACTAAAATTATTTATAATGGTATTGATCCTAATTGGTGTGGATCACCTATAGAACATGATGGTATAAACATTGCAGTTGCTAATAAATGGAGACGCCATAAAAGATTGAAGGAGACTATTGAATTATTTATTGAATTTTTGAAAATAAAGCCAAATTCGATGTTACATATTTTTGGTAGATTACATGATAATATTGAGATCAAACATCCTAAAATCAAATATTACGGTCAAGTTGAAAGAGAAAAATTGATTGACATATATAGAAAAACAGATTTTACGCTACATTTATCTAAAAGAGATAGTTGTCCTAATAGTGTAGTAGAATATATAGGTGCAGGAATTCCTGTTATTACAACAAATAATTGCGGCGGTGCAACAGAAATGTGCAAACTCACAGAAGGTTGTATTATAATTGATAATGACGGGGATTATAATAATCTTGATCCGGTTTCACATTATCAAGAATCATGGAATATATTACCTAAAAATGTGAAAAATGATATACTGGATGCTATGATATTATTAGCAAATGAAAAAAGAAGGGTTCAAATACCTAAAGAATTGACCGCCGAGTGTATGGCAAATGAATATATAAAATATATGGAGGATGTTATATAATGTTAGCAGGATTATCTGTAATTAATTGTGAATTAACCAGTAGATGTAACAAAAACTGCTGGCATTGTGGAAGACGAGAAAGAGAACGACTTTATGGTGATCAGGGGTATGGTGATATGCCATTACATATAGTTGGGTTGATAGCATCACAAATACCGCCAGGAATTATGGTTCAATTACATAGAGATGGTGAACCACTTGTATATCCCGAATTTAGAAAAGCTGTAAAATTATTCAAGCACTGTATTACAAATATTGTATCTAATGGTAAATTGATAGTTGAAAAATCTAATGAAATTATAAATAATTTAGATATTCTTACTATTTCTATAATTGAAGATGATGATTCTAATGAAAAATACTTTCAACTTCAACAGATTGAAAAGTTTTTAAAGATTAAAGGAGAAAAGAAGCCACATACAATATTGAGGTTTGTTGGTGATGTTGATGAAGAACCTTATAAAAAGTTTAATCTTCTCCATGTAAACAGAACATTACATTTACCTAAAGGAAGTGTAGGATATAGAAAACAGCCAATTATACCAGAATATGGTATATGTTTAGATTTTCTAACGCATTTAGCAATAGACAGACATGGTAATGTAAGTATGTGTGTACGTTTTGATCCAGAGGGAGAATTGAGACTAGGTAACATCACATATACAAAATTATCTATTTTATGGAACAGTGAAAAAAGATTATATTACAAAAAGAAATTTATTGAAGGAAAGCGAGATGAATTACCATTTTGTGGTAATAAATGCGAATTTTGGGGCTGTCCGATTGGGAGATAAAAATGAAAAAGAAAAAAAAATCTAATGATGATTTACTTAAAATGTTAGATAATATCTCAGAATTTTTAGATAATGAAATAAAAGGAGTTAATGCATCTTTACCACAAAGAGGTATGGATACGATGTCTGGAAAAAGATCATTATGTAATGTATTGATAGAGATATATTCTTCTACAGAAGATCAAAATATAAAAGACTTAGCAACAGAAGCAACAATGATGGCAAAAAAAATGACTAAAAAACTTGTAGAATATTATAAAAAAGAAAGAGGAAGATAGATGATATTACCGTTCAAGGAGTTATATAATAAAAAGAAAAGTCATATAGCTGTTTTTCTTGGTTCTGGAGCATCTGTAAATGATATAACTGAAGAACAATGGAGTATATTGACTAGATTCGACTTGTGGGCTGTAAATAATTGGGTTTATCATCCATTTATAGTTCCAGATTTTTATCATATAGAAGTTAAAAAGTATGATGCGCTTATTGTAAAAGAAAGGCTTACAGAAAAATGGTCGAAATATAAAAATGTGAATTTTGTTATACCTAAACCAAAAGGAGAAAAATCACTTGTATTAGATACAATAGGGCATGAAAAACAGTCAAAAATTTATACATATGATTTTAATAAACGTGGTGCACATCCACTTCGTAGTTCTGCACAAATAATTGATGCTAATTATGATGTTAAATCACCGATATTAATAAAATCATATGATGCTTCTGTAACTCTTTTAATTGATATGTTATATAAATTTGGTTATAAACATATTATTCTTGTTGGTGTTGATTTATCAGATTCAAGATATTTTTGGACAGGTGGTGATTCAAAAGTATATGGTAGAGTACATCATCAATGGAATAAACAACATGAAGGAAAATCTCCAAATTCTCCACACAATACATTTCATGTTATATATTTTATTGTAGATTTTAATAATAGACATATGAAACCTAATAGAAAAGAGATTTTTATACAATCTAAAAAATCTTTACTTTATAAATATATGAGACACATAGAAATTTAATTAATAAATTAAAATGTTGAGAGACAGAATATGAAAAATATGGAAAATAAAAATATTGTTTTAAAACCTTGGGGTAATGAAGAAATAATATATTCTGATGACAAATATACTATAAAAAAATTATTTATTAAACAAGGGCATAGAACTAGTTTACAATATCATGAATATAAACAAGAAACCATTTATGTTTTAAATGGTCATCTAAAAATAATTAGCAATACTGTAAATTTAGAATATATTATTTTATATCCAAATACCGGAATAACTATTTTTCCTAATGAAATACACAGAATGGAAGGAATAACAGATGCTACTTATCTTGAATGTTCAACAAGTTTTTTAAATGATACAATTCGTCTTGAAGATGATTATAATCGTGTATAATTATAAGATTTTTTAAAAGGATGAATATTCAAAAATACGATAAAATATGAAATATAATAAACCAAATTCTTTGTATTATTATAAAAATAATATAGCAAACGAATATATAAAAACCAGAGAAAGAAAAAAATCTTGGAAAAAAGAACAAGAAATTGTTGAGAAATATATTCAAATATTAAACATTAAAAATGTTCTTGATGTACCATTTGGTACAGGAAGATTTGTATTACCATATTTAAAAAAGGGTCTTGATATTCATGGTATTGAAATTTCTGAAGATATGATAAATGAAGCTAAAAAAATCTTAAAAAAAAACTTTTTATACTGTAATATTATACAAGGAAATTCTATAAATTTACCTTATAAAAATAATTCTTTTGATTTTTTAGTTTGTACAAGATTTTTATCAGCTATTATTTCATTTTCTGATGTTAAAAAATCGTTAAAAGAATTTAGTAGAGTTACAAAAAAATATGCTTTATTATTTATAGGACAAAGAAAAAACGATGATTTCAGAGAAAGATTACCTAATGATGATGAAAAAATGGATAAATGGTTATATCGTAAAGAAATTATTAAATTATTACACGATTCAGATTTTGAAATTATTGAAGATACATATTCTGCAGATGATGCATATGCTTTTCTATGTAAAAGGAAATATAATTAATGGCAAAAATAATAGAAATAATGGGGTCTACTGCAATAGGGAAAACAACTATATATAAACATTTAACAACTATCTATAAACCTAATGAAATTTGTGATTATTATATACCGAATTCTCCTCCATGCTTTCTAGATTCTTTTACATCAAAAGTAGAAAAATATGATATAAAACATTGGGGAAGATTAAAAAAATCAGGTATCAAATATGAAGATATATTACATTATAATAGATCAAAATATGTTATTGTAGATAAAAGAATTTATCATTATCTTTTTTCTATATTATTTTATTCAAATAAAAAAAATAATTTAATAAGAAAATCTGATAATTTTATGAGAGAAAAATATGTAATAGAAAATTATGACGAAAATATTTTAAAAGAAATATTAAATGATTTTCCACAAATTCATGCTGTATTCAATTTAAAATGTGATATCAATGAAATATTAAGAAGAGAAAATGAAAGAAAAAGAGATCAAGAAGTTAATTTAGAAATATTAGAAACAACAATAAATTATATTGATCTAATATGTAATTTTTTAAAAAATAATAATGTTCTAGTATATGAAATTGATACCAGTATTGAAAAAGAAATAAATGCTGATAAAATAAAAAAAATATTAATGGAAGCAATATAAAGGATGGAAATGCAGAATAATATAAATTATCGTGTACTACTTACGACATCTGGCATAGGTTCAAGATTAGGAACTGCTACCAAATATACGAATAAATCCCTTGTAACTGTTGGTGATAGAGCGGCTATCTCACAAATCATAGAATCTTATCCAGATGATATTGAAATTGTTATTACTGTTGGATATTTTGGTGATCATGTGCGTGACTATGTTTCACTTGCATATCCTAATACTGTATTAGATATATGGGAGGAATTATTGACTGAAGAAAACTTAATTTATATTGAAGTTCCTACATATGATAGTATTGATATGAAACAAAGTTATTGGTTGGTTTATGAACATATGTCATATTTTAGTAAGTATTCGTTTCTTAAACTGATGAATGCAAAATTTAGAGAAGTCGAGTATGGTATACATAAAGATAATAATATATACTATATTGGTAGAAAAAGGAATAAAAAGATATGAAAATTAATGATTTTTATAAATAATAACATCTAACAGTTATGATATTTAGGAGATACTCATGAATAAGATTGAAATTATATGTGAAATTGGCATTAATGCAAATGGAGATATTGAAATAGCAAAGAAACTTATTGATATTGCAGTATCAAACAATATTGATTATGTAAAATTTCAAAAAAGAGATATTGAAACATGCTATTCTAAAGAAGAATTGGATAAACCACGCGAATCACCTTGGGGTACAACAACAAGAGAACAAAAACAGGGATTAGAATTTTCACAAGACGATTATGATGAAATAGATTGGTATTGTAATAAAAATAATATAAAATGGTTTACTTCAGTATGGGATATTCCTTCAGTAGATTTTATGTGTGATTATTGTATACCATATATTAAAATTCCATCGGCAATGATAACACATAAAGAACTTCTTAAATATATTAGTGAGAAAAATTTTCCTGTAATAATGTCAACAGGGATGAGTACAAAAAAAGAAGTTGATGTTGCTCTTAATATTCTTGGTAAAAAAGTAGAAATCTTGTTACATACAACTTCCATATATCCTGCTAAACTCAATGAAATAAATCTTAAAAAGATTGTTACATTAAAAAAAGAATATGGTAAAAAATATAAAATCGGATACTCTAATCATTCACCTTCTGTTATGGCTGTAATGATAGCAGCTGGATTAGGAGCTGAAGTAATAGAATTTCATATAACATTAGATCGTTCTATGTATGGAACAGATCAGTCGGCAGCTATTGAAAAAAGAGGTGTTGAAATGATTTCTGATTGGTTAAAAGATTTTCCTGAAGCAATGGGTGATGGAAAATGGAAAATATTTGATAAAGAATTAGAAGTGATGAAAAAATTAAGAAAATATTCTTGACATTTTATTATAAATAGTGTATAATATTATAAAAATTAGGAGAACTATGATGTTTGAAGATTTATTTGACAATATATTGAAAGATAATGAAATAGATAAAGAAAGAAGTGGATTTGAAGATGAATATTGGGATACTTGTGTAGGTGACAGTACATGGACTATATTTGATACACCAATAAAAGATCAAATTTGGTCTACTTTTACGAAATAGATAAAAATGGATGAATATATCGCTCATAGATAAGTTTCTTTGTTGTTATAAACTCATCCATTTTTCCTGCTGAAATATCATCCTTTGTACTCATAGCAATAAAGCTTGTATCATAACATATACTGCCTATATAACCATGATTGTACATTTTTAACCACATTGCCCAATCTGAGAGTCTGTGAATATCTTCCTCCATCACAAATCCTCCAACATCTTCAATTGCCTTAATCCTATAAAGACTGTTAGAAGAAATATAATTATTTACTCTCAATTTATTTATATCATATTTCATTGGTGGGAATGAAACATTAATAAATCCTTTATATGCAAAGGAACAATAAGAAAATCCAACATTTTCAGGCTGTTTTATAAGATGATTATACAATCTATCTAACATTTTTCTACCACATATAATATCTCTATCTAACACTTGAATATATTCTGGTAGTTTTCCAAATTGTGATTTATATTCATCTAAGCCTGCTTGAACATTAGCAGCATGTTTTCTATTACTAGAAAATGAAATCCACTTATATTTTATTTTATTACTTTTGATTGATAATTTTGTTTCATGTGATATTTGATGTTCTGGAAGTAATGGCGAGATGATTAAAATAAGCGGATCAATACAATCTTTTATAATGCTAATCATCTAACAAATTCACCACTTCTCTTTCAAGATTAGGAGCATCTGGTATACTTACTTGTTCATCATATCCTATAAAATCAGCTGAAAATCTGTTTTTTTCAAAATTCAAATTAGATATTTTAAATTTTTTACCATCTAAATTAAGTATAGTACTTATTTGTGGTAACTCATTTCCAGTTGCTGTAATTCTAAATTGAGATTCATTTACATATATAACTTTATATTTATTCTCTATTATTGATCCTATTGATGGTAAAATAATTTTAGATATTTGCTTTTTAGAAATAAAATTTTTCATTATAAGGGCGCCTTTTCTAAATATTTTCTTAGTTCATTTTCGAGTTTTTCCGATTTTTTTAGTAATATTCTAAGATACGCACCGAAACCATTATCAGATATGGTCATCATTTCAGTACCCATTTTTATAATTTCTAGTGCTATCAAAGCATCAGCCAATTCTGATAATCTCATATATTCTTTAGTAATATTTTGTTCTTCAATATCTTTCAATGTTATACTTATTGAAGGTTTTATAGAAGAATAATTGCCTGTTGCAATTGTTAAGCTTCTACCTATTACGATGTCCATCTTACACATTATATTTTCTCCTTTTCCACCACCATTGTATTGTTGTTTGAGGTATTTTCATTATTTTAGAAATATCTTTGAACATTATTCCTTTTTTTCTGTATTGTATTGAGTCTATTTGTTGTTTATTTGTATATTGTGATATTTTTATGTCTTTACACCAATGTCTCATATTTCGTATATCATTGATGTTCATTATTTTGGATATTTCTTTAAAAGACATTCCTGTTCTTCTATAATTTTTAACCTTTTCTACTATTTCATTAGAATATTTTTTACTTAAATGTTTAATTTTTATATCTTTACACCAATCATTCATTGTACCAGTATTTATATTCATTATATCTGAAATTTTTTCAAATGTCAACCCATTTTTTCGATATTCTCTAACTTTTTCTATTTGACTATCTGTATATTTTCTTACTTTTTCACGCCATTTTTTAATTGTTTCATCAGATGGATGTTTTCCATATCGGTGATTGTTTTTACCCAACATTTTTTTACTTAATTCTTTTTTATTTCTCTCTGCACCTTCTATACCTCTAATTTCATCCCATGTTTTACCTTTTTTGGCATTACACATTTTTAATTTTGTTTCTTCTGAATGATAATAACCTCGGTTTCCGAGACATTTTTTTAGTCTATTATATCCACCTTCAGTATAATGTGTGTGATGTAATACAATCATTTCCTCTTCTGTTTTGTTGAGATCTTTATATGGCACATTCTTATAAAGGATTTCCCATGTAAAGTTATCAAAACCAAAATCACGAATGGCTTGATGAAATAACATACATCTAGTTTTTGATTGACTTTTGTGTTCTTTTTTTCTTTTTTTCATTGGATAAGTTGTCTGGCCTATATACCCACAGCCATTGACTTTATTGGTTGCTTTATAAATTATTCCAAAATGTTTGTTCATTTTGTAATTCCTATAAATATGTTCTATATCTATTTATAAAAATTATATTATTTATGACAATTTTTATTAATAGTGATATCTCTACTAAGAGATATATCCATTTTATTCGACATATTGAATCCTTTCTTTACATAATTTTAATTAGTATATCATAAATCAATTATTTTGTAAATCTTAAAATAACTGTTCCTGTTTGTTTATGATATTCTAATTTATAACCATCTTTTAGTTTTCTGTATATAGGAACTATCGGTGTTTTAGTAATTTGTAATGTCCCATGTTCTTCAAAAGGTAACTTAGGTTCACAATTTGATTCTTGAACAGGTTCTGGATCATATGTTGTATATTCCGGTTCATATTGTGTATCAAATACTTTTCCAGAATCATCAGGTTCTTCTTTAGGTCGATTATTATAACCGCTAGTACCACTTTTACCACTTTTACCACTTTTACCACTAGTTGGGACACTTTTACCACTAGTACAACCAGTTGGAATACAAGTTGAACCATCAGTCTTTTTTTCTTTTTCTTTTTCTTTAAAATCTAATGTTGTTTGCCCAAATGGTTTTTTATTACAATTTTCTTTTTTTTCATATATTAAATCATCAAACATTTTTTCTCCTGTTTTATAATTATTTACTTTTCATTAATAAATTATAAACCTTTAATAGTACTTTTTCATTAAAAATTTGTAATTTAGTATTTAAACCTTCGAGTAACTTCAATTTTTCAATAATTACAATACGTTCTTTTTTATGATTTCTAAAACTTCCTTATCATTAAAAATTTCTATATCAATATTTTTAATTTTATCATCCATTTCATTAATAGAAATATTGATTGAAAATAATTCATTTTGTAGTTCTTCTACTTTTAAATCAAAATCTTTATATTCATTATATATTAAATCATCAAACATTTTTCCTTCCTCGTTTTATATTCATTTATAGTTTCACATTTACAACATTTTATATTATACAGAATCGCTAAACCACATTTTTTACAATATGTAAAATTACAACCCCAACAAGGTTCACCATTATCTAAAAAACCCATATTTTCACCACAAATTAAACAACCTAATTCATTCATCTTTAACTCTTTTCAACGGTGAAATTAATTCTTTTGATAATACATCACAAATTCTTCTTTGTATTTCATTAATTTCCCAAAATTGTTCACATGTTATTTCTAATTGTAATGAATATATGTTTTCCCATGCACTACCAGTAGCTTTTATAACAGTAAATTTTTTAATATTCATTATATTTATCCTTTTCTTTGTTTTCTTTTTTAGGTGCATCATTATAAAATGTGTTAGTCGCAGTAAAAATTTTAAATGATCCATCAATATCTTGCTGTATATTTTTTCTATTATCCATATATGTTTTCACAGAAGTTGAGTGAGAATTCATAGCACTATCTAATGAATTAGTAGCTGTCATACCAGAATTTGTATAACCTAAAACTTGACTATTTCCCGATGTTCCTGAAACTCCAGATCTTCCTGAAACTCCATTTAATGGTGATGCGCCAACATATCCTATATTAGCATTTTGTTGTGCAAAATACATTGTATTAGTACCTGCAATACCCAAATCTTTAGATACTTCATCAACATCAAAATTAGATCCAATAAATGAAAATGTCCATCTGTTTGTTTCTTTCATTTTATTCATCAATTCTACTATCTTTTTTCCATTATATTCTTTAGAACTATTCTCACATCCATCTGTAATAATAACAACTAAATATGAAGTCTTTATATCATCAGCATCTTCATCCATATTTAATTTATTAATAGTGGTACCAATAGCATCATATAATGCAGTTAAACCTCCTAATTTATAATCATCATCTTTCATATCTCTTACATTATTGATATCTTTTTTCCAAAAAATAGGTTTATCAACTACTGTTTCAAATGTCACTAATGATACTGTAGTTTTCATAGTACTAGATATTTCTTTTAAATCTTTTAACTGTCTATTAAATGCTCCGGGAACTTCAATTTGTAAAGTACTCATTGAACCAGATCTATCTATAATCATTACTATATGATTAATTAAATCAGATTCTTTTACCTTTTCATTTACTTTTATAATTAAATCTTCAAAACTCATTTACATCATCCCTCCTTATACACTTATCCCCATAAAGTTCAATCGCTGCTTCATAGGATTTTTTCTTCTCATCATCTAAAATTTCGGCAAATACTTCTGCCAATTCGGGTATCATAACTAATTTTTCGGTAGTTGGTTTACACCATGCTTGTGCAGCTCTTTGTAAAGAATATTCTGTTGGCATTATAATTCCCCCTTTATTATTTGTGCTGTATATTCTACATTCATTTCAGGATAAAACATCTCAATTTCTTGATATATATTATATATAAGACCTAAATATACATCATTATAATTCATCCCAATATACCAACTTAAATCTTCTGGACTTATTATAATTCCTTTTAAACTAGCATAATATCTATGTTCAATAGGTAATAATGGAATACATCCTTTATTTAATGCGGTAAAAAATGTTGGATCAATATATCCGTCCTTATATTCAGGATTAGAACCTATTATAATAGTAAATCTTGCACTATCATAATCATCTTCTGTAGCATTGACTGAAAATGATTTATATTCATTAATTTTATTTGATATAATATTTTTACTATTATAACATATCAAATTTTTATGATATATTTTAGCGGATTCTACATAATAATTATCAAATGCTTTTATTCTATCTGATAATAACCTACCTTTATATAATAGAGTAATTTTTCTTTCATGATCATCAATTTCTATTTCTGAAAGAGTTTTTATTTTAGTCCATAATGGTAAATAACGAAAACCAGATCTTAAATGAATAGATGGTTCAAAAAGTTTTACATTCATTTTTTTAAACCAATCAACTTCTTTGTTAGTTAATCCTCTAAATTTATCAAATATTATTGTCGGTATTTTCTTTTTAGTAGTATATTTTTCAATAATATCTACTTGTTTTAATAATTTATTAGCACTATTTTTATCATATGTAGGTATCCAATCAATAAAAATGGCTTTAATATTACTATCAAAGCCATCTTCTATTTCAGTTACTTTTATAGATTTTGCTAATTCTCTGGATAACACATAGTCAACATTGAACAATCCTAACATACTTAAAATCCTGAGAAAAGTATTTCTTCTATAGTTGTTCTCCAACCATTTTTATTTTCTACTTCATATTGCTGTATCCATTCAATAACAGCGTCTGAAAATCCATGAACACGAATCCAGTCTCTATCATATCCTATTCCATATTGATATGATGCAACATTTACCATATATGCATTATTTATAGGTTGATAAAATGAAATATCTGTTTGTGATTGTTCATCAGTAAAAACTATTAATCTATCATAATCAGTAACATTATTTTGTAGATATTTCATAGCTTTACCCATATCTGTTCCATTATGTTTTTGTGAATTTTTAATTTCATCACCTAAAGTAAATCCTCTTGCCGGTTCAATTCTTACAATATTGTCGGAAAATGAATAAATATCTACATCATCACAAATTTCACGAAGAAGAATTGCTAAACCATTAGCAACATCAATTCTATTCGTTTGTTCTTTTTGTAAATATTTTGTTCCCCAAAGATCACCCTCATAACCTAAAGGCCAGTCCATAGAACCAGAAACATCTACAACAAGAATAGTTTTACCATATAATTTTTGTTGACTAGAAAGACATTTCATCATGGCATTTTCTAATTCTTTTGAATATTCTTTTGCATATTTTTCAGCTGTTATGAATCTATATGGTAAAATCCTTTCAATTTTTATTTCATTTAACGCTTGTTTAATAATTTCTGGCATAACACCGTCCCTCTGAAAATTACGTAAATTTCTAAGAACGGCAAGTGCGCCCATTTTATTATGTGTTAATAAATCTTCCCATGATTGTTTTTTATCTGCACCCGAAGAAAGTCTTACTTCCCAAGTATCAGGAGATTCTAATGTTTTATTTGCCAATTTAGAAAATATTACTGCCTGTTCAGTATCTTTAGGTTTAGGATGTGTTAGAAACATAATATCTCTAAGATCAATTTTACTATTATTATTCCATTTAGATAATTGATAAGCATCAAATTTGTTGAAAGCTAATGCTAATCCTTTTTTTACTTGAGCAGACAAAGGTTTTTTACCATCTTCCCAATATAAGTTAAGAAATTTCACCATTTCATCTGGTCTTTGTATAACTCTTGAAAGAACCTTACTTACAAGATTTGTACCTCTTTGTGTTGATGCTAGTTGTTTAACAAGGAGTAAAGGAACACTTCTTAATTTGAATTTTTCACGAGCTTCTATAGCAAGAGATGCTACTATTTTAGCATCTACTTCATTACATAAATCTTCAATTCTTTCTTTGATTGATGAACCACTTTCATAGAAAGTATCTTCCCATAACATACAAGAAAGAACTGACCTTCTAAGTAATTGTTCAGAGGAAATTTTATGATTTTGTAGCATTTTCACACTCCTTTTATTTTTTAATAGGGAACAGTCTAATAGAATCGTATCAAAGATTTGACAATCTTTTTCCTGGTCGATGTATTTCTATTATATCACCACTATAATTAACATATTGTTCATAAGAGGGAATAAGTAATAAGAATATTTTATCTACCGATGTAATTCTTATTTTCACCACTCTTATTGTAAATTATATAAATGATGGGGTTCGATCAAGGAGGCTCTAATTTAATACGCTTTTAATCTTTGTGTTACCAAAAAACTTTTCATATACGAAGAAATCCTTCTTTACGCCACCATCAATAAGATTATACCATAATAAATTTATATTGTCAACTTATTTTTTCTTTAATTTTGGTTTTTCTGCTTTTTTTGATTCTTTTGGTTCATTTTTTATAACAATTTCTTCGATTTTTACATTTTTGCCCATATAAGCATTTACAATTCTGTCTCTTACTTCAAATGTTACAGAATCCAATCTACTATGCATACCAGCAATCATAATTCTAATAGGTCCAACAACTTTTTGAATATAATTCTCCGCTTCCTGTAAGTCATGTGCCGCAATAAATGTAGTCCATGAACTCATTGTTGATAATTTTTCATATTCAATACGAAAAACAAACATTTCTTTTGCCATTTTACACCTCTTCTAAAGTATCAAAATTCATTACATATTCTATATTACCATTTTTAGAAACATTGATAATTTTATAATACGTAATCGTATCGTCCTTTCCTTTTTCTAATTTTTGTTTCGCCAATTCTTTTGTAAGAAATACATCATCAATTTTACCATTCAATGGAAAATCTTCTTGCATTTGTAGAAAATCAAATATTTTCATTATTTTTTCTTTCCTTTCTTTTTTTTACCACCTTTTTTTGTATCCTGTTTTACTGGTTGTGAACCCTGTTTCTTCTTTGACATCTTATTCTACCTCCAAGTAATAGTATTTTATTTATTTATATATATTATTTCTTTTTGGTAGTTTTTCTTGTTTTCTTTACAGTACTCTCATCTTCCACCACATCCTCTGTAACTTGTGTAGTTTCATCTGTCATAATATTCATTAATATTTCTTCTGCTTGTTTGAGATTTTCATTAACCGTTGAATATCCTGTTGTTTTAAGCCATTCATTCAAATCGTCTAATATTTTATTTGATAATTCTTGATTTTCTTTCAATGCTATTGTAGAGTTTGCTTCACCTTGAGCTAATCTTTCACCTTTATATGAATACCATGAACCAGATTTTTCAACAAGTCCAGCTTCTACTGCTAAATTCAATATACCAGCATAAGAATTTATACCATTTACATAATCTATTTCTATAGTCGCTTCCTGAAATGCTGGATAAAATCTATTTTTTGTAGTGTATGCTGTAATTACATTTCCTGTAACATTTTTATCATCATCTTTCATTTGAGATTTTTTAAGTTGGATAAAAATTGATGGTAAATATTTAAAAGCCTTGCCACCACCAACTTCATCTGGTTTTGTAAATTTTCCTATTGAACCCGGTGCGCCATACATATGACCAGTTAAGATAGCAATAGAATTTTGTAAAACACAAATACCAGTAATCATTTTTATAATAGTTCTAATATTTCTCTGTAACTGACCCTGATCAGCTTTTGGTTCTCCTTCTAATGCATCTTCATATGTTTTTAAACGATCAAGACCACCAACAGAATCAAGTATAATAATCATTTTTTCCATACCAGAATTTTTTAATTGAGCCAGAAACACCATAATTTCTTCAACCCATTGACTATAAAAATAAATAGCTTTTGAAGTATCCAATCCCCATCTTTGACAGAATTCAGTTTTTAATCCACCTTCAGTATCAATCAATATAGGTTGAAATCCATTTTTTGATGCATCTGCTGCACATAATACAGCAAAAGAACTTTTAAAACTACCTTCTGGCCCTGCTATACCAACAACAGCTCTTGTAGGAATTCCAATATTAAGATTACCTGAAAGAATTCTGTTTAAATCTAATGCAGGCGTTTTTATTGTTTCAGTTATATTAGCAATATCAGATTCTGTCATAAGAGAAATATGAGTACCTTTTATATTTTTTCTAACGGCTGCTAGCAGTTTTTCAATCTTATCATTCATTCTTTTCATTCTCCTTTAAAATATTTCACATTTTTCAACTTGTTCAAAAATTTTCTTGATTATATTATATTTAACTGACTAAATCCATTTATTTTTTGTCTGTTTCTTTGTGCGATAGCCATTTTTCTTTTTGTTTCTTTTGAAAAAATTCGTTTTTTCCCATACATAGGGTTATTTTCACCTTTTGTTGCATCACTTATTTTTCTTTTTGCTTCTTCTGTATGGTTGTTTCCTTTATGTGATTCACTATTTTTTCTTTTTGATTCTTCTGAATGATTTTTTCCATACATGGGATTTGATGTACCCGCTTGTAATCCTTTATGTGATCTACTCATTTTTATTTTTGATTCTTTTAAATGTTTGAAACCATGCATTCCTTCGCCTCCCCATGTTAGATTATATCCATCTTCACTTACATGGGTTTTATGAACCATTATCATGAAAGTTTCCATTATACTCATTATTTCCCAAGAAGAACATTCACAAAGAGTTTTAAGAGTAAAGTTTTCAATTCCATATTTTCTTAATGCGTTATAAAAATAAATATTATCTTTATTATATTTTAATCTATTTAAATGTTTTGACCATCTTTTATTTAAAGTCTTTGTAGTTTTACCAATATAAGATTTATAATTAAGAATATTAGTTATTTTATAGATTATCATTTAATATTACCTGGCTATAACCATTTATTTTATTTACCATATATACAGTGTCAATTTCTAAGTTAGTGATTTCACTTCTATGAGTTATTAAAAATACTTTACTATTATCTTCTCTTTGTTTAGAACGAATTATTTTTAGTAAATTATGTAATCCTGATGCGTCAATAGAAGAATCTAATATCTCATCGAATATTATTATATCAGGAAATATAGCCGCTTGTAAACGTAAAATATCTAAAAATGCTAATTGTAATGCTAAGTCAATACTTCTTGCTTCACCACCGCTCAAATTACCGTATGAGCAATTTGTAATACCAGGTCCTAATATTTCTTCTTCTAACCAACCAGTAAATTTTAAATAAAAGTTACATCCACCTTCAGCCAAATAATGATTTACCTGTTTCGTCAAAAATGGCATAATTGATGATATTGCAAATTGTTTTACATTTTCATCTTTACATAATAATTTTATTTGTTCAAGATAATCAATTATATTATTAAATTTATTTACTTTTTCTACATCTTCATCAATCTTTTCTATTATTACCTTGATGTTACTTTCTAAATCATAAATATTTCTTGATATTTCATCATTTACCTTATCCTCAAATAATACTTTTTCCCGTAAAGTTTGTAATTTGTTATTCAGTTCATTCAATAATTTCAATTTTCCTACTACAACACCATATTCATTATTTAAAATACTTAAAACTTCCTTATCATTAGAAATTTCAGAAGTTATATCTTTCAATCTATTATTCATTTCCATAATAATATTTTGGATTGTTAATAAACTATCTTCTAATTCTTTAATCTCCAAACTGAAATCCCTATATTCTTCATATTTTATACATTCATTTTTAATGTCTATAATTTCTTTGATAATACTTTTCAAGGTTTCTATTTTAGTACTCAAAACGTCTTTATTCTGTAACATATACTGAAGTTGTTCGGTATAATATTTAATATCATTATCAATTTTTAAAATATCTTCCTTTAAATTAGTAGCTTGTTCGGTAAAAGAAGAAGAAAAGCCATTAAATGATATTATAGAACCACAAGTGGGACAAATATCTTTACCTTTTAGATTATCAAGTTTTTTTATTATTTCATCATAATGTTTTTTATTACTATATCGTTTACCATTTAGAATACTACATTTTTCTTTCATATTATCAATTTCATTACAAAGTATTGATAATTCTGACATCAACAATGAAAGTTCAATATTCAACTTATCTGATTCGCCATATTCTTTAATTCTATTATTATATAAATCAAATGCTTTTATATACTTATCCGCATTTTCCTTCTTTTTTCGCATATCATGAATTTTAAAATTAATATTTTCTTCTTTTGTAACACTAATACTTTTACTTATTTCTAATGTTCCTTTTCTTGTCGTATTCTTTTCTATTGATTGTTTTAAGTCATAAATTTTATCGTCAATAAGACGTAAATCTTCTTCTGTTACATCAATATCATTAATTTTCTTTATAATACCATCCATTTCTTTCTTTGATGATATCATATTACGTTGTTTATCTTTTAATTGAGTTAATTGAAATTTTAATTCATCAGATTTCTTCTCATTATATCTAATTTCTATATTAAGTTCGTGTATTTTGTTGTTTATAACATTAAGTTTTTCATTTGATTTTTCATTGATTTTAGTGTATATATTCAAACCAAACACTCTTTCCAAAAATGCTCTTTTTTTCTGAGTATCCATTTTTAGTATAGGTGTTAAAGTATTGAGATTTGTATGTACTATGGATACAAATGTATTAAAATCAATATCTAATATTTCAGTTTCTAATTGTTTTTGATATAATCTAACATCAGATAATGGTGGAATTGGATCATTATTACGATATATTTCCAATTTATCAGGTTTTATTCCTCTTATTATAGTAAATATATCGTTATTTTTTTTAAATCTTATTTTGACTTCACAATTTTTACGATTTTTCCAATTTACTATTTGTTCTTTCTTAACACTTCTATTCAATTTACCAAAAAGTGCAAATGTAATAGGTTCAAGACATGAAGAATTATGTGAAAGAATACCGTTTGAATAGTACTGTTCTACTTCTTCCACTTGAATATCATATAATGTATATTTTAACGGAAGTTTATAACATTCTATAACTTGTTCATGGCCTTTTTTAGTTTGAATATTGTTTGATATTTTTAGATTTTTTACAAACACCCAATTACCATATTCATCTTTTACTCTGTGATCAGGAGAACAGATAAGAGAAAATGATAGTGTTTTCAATAAAAATGATTCTGCATTTTTTTCAATAATTTCACAAGCAATAATTCTTTTATTTCCATATGGCGTATCCACATATATTGATCCGATATGTTCAGGAAATTTTTTGTAAAATTTATAAATTTTAGATATTGTACAGGTTACATTCATTTTCTAGAATAAAATCCTTACATTTTTGAATATTTACTTCTTTAGTATCAGATGACCATATTTCTAAAACTTTAAAGTTTGCACTATTAGCTAGTTCAAGTTTATGTTTTTGATAGTTATACATTTCTTTAGCCGATTTTCTATTGAAAGGATGTTGCCATTTTTCTAATTTTTCATCATTCCATAATGGGTTTGGATGAAATGCCTCTCCATTATATTCTATAATAAGTCTTACAGGATGTAAAATAGTAAAATCATAAAAGTAACATTTTATAGTTCCATCTACATTTTTTCTATTCTCAAATAATTTAAATTCACCTAATTCATTACATCCGATAAAAATATCAGTTTGTTTGTATTTTCTAGATATAAGCCATTCGTATAATTCAATAAAAATGGTAAGAGATTCTTGTGAATATAACGAATTTTTCATACCTTTTATCATTGCTGTTTTCCATGATTTATATTTCTTTGTTCCTTCTTCGATACCATATTTCTTGATATTATTTTCTAATGAATTGCTACATTTCAAACATCTTTCGGTATATTTCTTTGTTCCTTCTTCGATACCATATTTCCTAACAAAGTTTTCCAATGTTAACGCTTTTGATTTATTTATCCTTTCAATTTCTTCTGCTGGTTTAGCTTTTAGAGTTTTCTGCCATTTTTCTTGTCTTTCTTCCCATCGTTTAGTACCTTCTTTCTTACCATATTTTTCTATACATTTTTTTAAAGTAAAAGTTCTTTGTCTTTCTGATACTTTTTGTTTAGCTTCTTCTTCAGAAAAACCTTTATTTATCCAATATTCAATATTCATATTATAATATTTTTTATATTTTTGTGGGTTTTCTTTTTTAGTTTTTGATCCTTTT